ATGAGCAAGTGGCCATACGGCACGGCACAGTGGCAGCGGTTGCGCGCTGCCAAGCTGTCCGATCAACCCATCTGCGAAGTGTGTATCCGAAGGGAAGTGGTCGAGGTGGCGACGGTCGTTGACCACGTGACCGCGATAGCCAAAGGCGGTGATCCATTCCCGCCTCTGTCTGGTCTCATGGCCATGTGTGAGCCATGCCACAACATCAAGACGAATGCAGTCGATCACCCCAATGCAACGGGCCACAGGCGTGCAATGAAGGGCTTTGATGTGGATGGCAACCCGATTGATCCGACTGGATGGGATGCTGCTGGCGAGGCGCTGTGTGGCGAAGCGACACCATCGCAAGCCGGGGGCTTCGCAGGACGGTCGATCGACGGTCAGGGACCGGCGTGGGACACGAGCAAAGATTTAGTTTTGATTTTGCCTAACCGGGAGGCGTCGATATGGGTCTGAGAGGACCGGGCGCAAAGCCCAAAAATAAGAGCATCATGAGCGGCCCGAAGCTGCGCGATGAACTGCCTTGGGAGGCCGAAGACCTTGACAGGCTGGAGCGCGTTGTCGCCTTCATGGAGGACATGCCAGTCACCCAGGGCAAGCTAGCCGGAACGAAGATGAAACTGCGCGATTGGCAGATCGAACAGTTTCTGGAGCCGATCTTTACAGTTGATGACGAGGGAAAGCGCCGTGTTCGCACGGCAGCGTTGAGCATGGGGCGTAAGAACGGGAAAACCGGCATTTCTGCCGCACTCGCCCTCTGCTTCCTCGTGGGTCCAGAAGCCGAAGAGCGCGGCGAAATCTATTTCTGTGCTATGGATAAAGCGCAGGCGGCGAAGGCATGGGCGGAATGCAAAGCCATGCTGGAGGCGCATCCGGAGCTTTCGCAGCGGGTCAACATCATCCGGTTTTCCAAGGAAATCGAAGTGCTGGAGGGACAGGGCAAAGGCTCCGTCCTCAAGGCCTTGTCTGCGGACGCTGATAGCAAGCTGGGCCTGTCCCCTTCATTCGTTCTCTGCGACGAAATCGGTTACTGGCCGAAGCGCGATCTTTTCGACGCGATGGACTCCGCGCTCGGCGCACGTGATGAGCCGCTGATCGTTGCTATCTCGACGCAAGCGAAGGATGACACGCATTTCTTCTCGGAAATGATCGACTACGGCTTGAAGATCAGGGACGGCGAAGTCGAGGACGACTCTTTCCATCTGGCCATGTTCTCGGCCAGCATGGATGATGATCCTTGGGATCCGGCAACATGGGAGAAGGCAAACCCCGCCCTCGGCGACTTCCTGTCTCTTGAGCAGGTCGAGCGTATGGCAATGCAGGCGCAGCGCATCCCGTCGAAGGAAGCCGATTTCCGCAACAAGGTCTTGAACCAGCGTATCGACGGCACCGTGCGCTTCATTGCCGCGAGAGAGTGGAACGACTGTAATCTGGGCAAGATAGTTGATGACGATCTTGCCGGACGTGAATGTTTCGGGGCGTTGGACTTGTCCGCCGCCCGCGACCTGACATGCTTTCTGCTGGTGTTCCCGGAAGAGGATGGCCGGTACACGGTGGTGCCGCGGTTCTTCCTGCCGGAGTTCGACATTGACGGAAAGAGTGACACTGATCGCGTCCCATATAATGTATGGGCGCGTCAACCGGACGCTCGCCTGACCCTGCTGCCGGGCAAGGTCATCGATCCCGCCCTCGTGGCCGAATACATCGCCGATGAGTGCAGTCGGTTCAATATTCTGGCGATTGCCTACGACCGCTGGCGCATCAACGATCTGGAACGCGAACTGGATAAGCTGTCCGTCGAGTTGCCGCTTGTTCCGTTCGGGCAGGGTTACAAGGACATGTCCCCGGCGGTGGATGTTTTGGAGGTAACGGTCGCGCAGCAGAAACTAAATCATGCAGGTAATCCAGTTATGCGCATGTGTGCGGCGAATGCGGTCGTAACAGTCGATCCGGCAGGGGCAAGGAAGCTTGACAAGGGAAAAGCATCAGGGCGCATTGACGGAATTGTGGCGCTTGCGATGGCTCTCAAAACAGCGCAGGCCCACGAGGAAGAAGGTCTGCCAGCGTGTTTGCTGGCAGCATAGAAAAGGAGAAGGGAATGTTTGAAGTTGGGAAGAGCTATAATGTCGTCTGGCTCGAAAATGGCGAGAATTACGAAGGGAAGTCCGGAACCTATGAGAATTCCATCGTCTATGAGTGCGGTGCAGTAGATGGGTCGCTCGTGAAGTTTCTCGGCCCGGACTATTCAAAGCCAAGCCGTCTTCACGACCTGCTGGGCGATGTCGACCGCAATCGTCCAAGGGATGAAGTCATCATCAATACCGCTGGATTGTTTTTCGTGCGGGCTGAGCTGGTGCACGAAAGGGAAGACGAGGAGTAGCCGCTGACAGCGAGGAGGGGTCATTCCCTCCTCATGGCTTACTCATCTTTCAGGAAGCTCTTGCTCCTTAGATCGTCGATGATCAGCTTTTCCACGTATGCGGCAACGCTTCGTCTGTCGGCCTTCGCTGCGGCTTCTAGGGCATCCTTCACCGACGGTTCAATCCTGATCCCAAGGCTGGCAGAGCGGACCATAAACTTCTCCTTCAAAATGTTAGTAAATGTTAGCGTATGCTAGTTGACTGATGTTAGCAGATGTTTTACACATGCTAACAATGGAGCGCAACAAGGGAGTTTGAATATGGTTAGCGAGTCCTTCATTAAACGCATGGCAGATCTCTTTGCCGAACTCCACACAGCCGGTGATCGTCACGGCGAGATGCCCGATGATGCCTGCGACCTGATCTGCCAGGCGGCGTGGATCGTTTCGAGCGCAATCATAAAGGCACCAGTGACCTGTGAGGCGGACATTGCGGGCAAGCTGCGTCACGCCGCAAACCTAATCGCAGACCCGGGCGGTATATATATGGACGAGAAACCAGCCGTGCTGGCCGCTCTGAACGATTTGACGAGGTTCCGCGCCTAGGAATGGAATTCTGCTCTTATGTCGATGCGGGCATAAAGTCTGCCGTTCGTAACGGCAAATCAGCCGAAAAAACTCAACAAAAACTTCAAGCCCTCGTACCGTCACCGGCCTTCTATCCGGATAGACGTAACTGGACGATGCAGGTTCGACCCCTGCCGAGGGCTCCATATTTTCCTATAGGACTTGACGTTTTCAACCGAAACTCCAATATACAACCTTCGGGATCGCGATCATACTTTTTCGAAAAAGTCAAACGCTTTCCTTAAAAAAGCCATATACATATGCGATCCTATTGTCAGATCGGAAAATGATCTGATTCGAAGAGCGGCAAAGCCGCCATAGCAGCCGGGAAAAACGGCAATTACGGGGAAGGCGCGCAAGCGCAAAACGGGAAGGCGCCAACTTGGCAGCTACCTACATGGGATATACAATCTGAGGGTTTCCGCCTGGCGCTTCACAGCGACCGGGCTTTTCGCATTTCCGCATTCAGCGGGAATAACCTCGACCGATCGGCGAGGAAATCAACGGGGAAGGCGACCGCCTGAGAAACGAAACCGTCCCCATCAACATGTCTTTCGAAAGGACACAATTTTGAATCTGCATCATCTTAACGAAACACGCGCCGCGAAAATCGCAGAAATGAAGGGCGTTGTCAACAACCATGAAGCCTTCGACAAACTGGAGTCGGAAATTCGGGCGCTCGACAAGGAAATCAAGCGCGCATCAACTCTCGCAGAATTCGAGCGCAATGCTGACGCGCAGCCGGATGTTGCTGCTGATAGGGAGCTTCGCAGTTATTCCGTTAGCAAGGCCATCCGTGAAGCCGCTGCCGGCACCCTGACCGGTGTGGAGCGTGAGCAGCACGACGAGCTCTCCAAGGGGCGGGAAGTCCGTGGCGTTATGATCCCGACATCGATGATCCTGGGCGAACAGCGCGCGATGCTGACGACCGGCACGGCAGGTAATACCGTCGCCACGAACATGGGCGGCCTGATCGACCGGCTCCGCCCAGTGCTCGCAGTCCAGGGCCTCGGCGCAACTGTTATCTCCGGCCTGGTGGGGAACCTTGATCTACCCCGCCTGACTTCCGGCCCGACTGCGCATTGGGTGGCAGAGGATGGTGCTCCTACCGCGTCGGACGCGACTTTCGATAAGGTGTCTCTGTCTCCGAAGACGGTCGCAGGTGAAATGTACCTTTCCCGCCGCCTGACCCTTCAGAACGGCGTGGCGCTCGAAAACGTGCTCCGCAACGATCTGGCATTCGTCCTCGCGCAGGCGCTGGATAAAGCCGCTATTCAGGGTGGCGGCACGAACGAGCCAGAAGGCATTCTCTCACTCATCACCGAGAATGCCACTGCTGAAACGGAGCTGTCTGACATCGCAGCGGACCTGATCGCAGCGCTGGAAATCGATGACGTGACGGGGACCACAGGCTTCCTGACTTCCCCATCCCTCATGGCCACCACCCGGAAGATCAAGGACACGACTGGTCGCATCATCCCGGCTAGCGAAGCGTTCCATGGCGAGCGCGTCGTTTCCTCAAACAACGTGCCTGTAGTCGGCGGGGAAAATCCGCTGATCTTTGGCGCATGGTCCAATCTGGTCGTCGGATACTGGTCTGGTGTCGATATTCTGGCCAACCCGTACAGCGATGCATCGAAGGGCGGTCTCCGTCTACATGCTTTCCTCGACGCGGACGTTGTTGTCCGTCACGATGAAGCATTCGCATGGAAGGGTGTGGCCTAATATGTCAGCCGTCTCACTGGCTGATGCCAAGTCGCATCTCCGCGTCAACTTCGACGCTGACGACGCGTACATCACTGGGATCATTGAGGCGGCGGAAGACTATATCGCGCGGACGGGGGTGGAGTTTTCCACCCCCCTACCTGCCGCGATCCGTCATGCCGTTCTGCTGACTGTTTCCCATTTCTACAACAACCGCGAGGCGGTCACCGCTGAAACCGTCAATGCCATGCCGTTCGGCGTGAACGCATTGCTTCAGCCTTACCGGGAGCAAGGCCTATGACCATCGAGAAACGTATCGCAACCGAGATTCGCGCTGAAGGCCGCAAGCTGTCCGGCTATGCCGCGACCTTCGGAACTGAAACCCGCATCGCCGACTTCCAAGAGCGGATTGCTCCGGGCGCATTCTCCGCATCGCTCCGATCCAGCCCGGACATTCTGGCCCTTGTGGATCACGATCCTTCCCGCGTTCTGGCGCGGACGAAGAGCGGCACGCTCCGGCTTTCCGAAGATGAGCGCGGCCTGAAATTCGAGATCGACGTGCCGGACACCAGTGCAGGCCGCGACGTGCTGGCATTGGCCACGAGGGGAGACTTGGGCGGGATGAGCTTCGGCTTCACCGTTCCCGATGGCGGCGATAGCTGGACAGGCGACAAGCGCGAACTGCGCAGCGTCGTCCTGCATGAGATCAGCGTCGTCCAGTCCTTCCCGGCATACGGCGGCACGACCGTGCAGGCCCGTTCTCGACAGACCCGAACGGATGCAGATCGGCGCATTGCGCTTCTGGAACTGGAGGGTATTCGATAATGTGGCCATTCTCGAGACAAGAAAAACGTATCGCGTCCAGCGATCCATACCTCGGTGAGTTCCTCGGCGCACGCTGGCAGGGCCGCGCTGATATCGAGAAGGCGAGTGGGCATGCTGTCGCGCATCGCTGCATTTCGGTCATCAGCGAGAATCTGGCATCCGTCGGCCTGTCGGTCTACCGACGCACCGAAGACGGCGGGCGCGAGAAGGCGACGGATCATCCGCTCTATGCCGTCTTGCATGATCAGGCGTCCCCGACCCTGACCGCGTTCGAGGCAAGGGAGTGGTTGCTGTCGTCGGCTCTGATGCATGGCAACGCCTTCGCCAAGATCGAGCGGAACGGGCGCAGCCAGGTCACCGGCCTTACCCCTCTCGTGGCTGGATCGGTCACGGTAGAGAAGCTGTCGAGCGGCCGGCTCCGGTACAAGCATGCGAAGTCTGATGGCGGCACCGAGGTACTCCTGCAGGATGAGGTTTTGCATATCCGGTATCGGACGAAAGACGGAGTTCTCGGACTCTCTCCAATCCAGATCGCAAGTGCGGCTTTCGGCCTCGCCCTCGCTCAGCAGGATCAGGCTGGCGCAGCTGCGGAGAACGCTTTCCGTCCTGCTGGCGCTCTGATCTTCCCCGACAAGCTCGGCGCAGGTGATCGGACGGTCGCGGGCAGTAAGGAAAGCGTCATCGCGAAGTTCAAGGAACGCTTCATCGGCCAGTTGAAGGCTAACGAGGTGATCGTCCTAGATGGCGGCGCGAAGTTCGAAACGTTCCAGTTCTCGGCCAAGGACTCCGAATTCCTAGAGAGCCGCAAGCTGTCCAATCTGGATATCTGCCGGATTTGGGGTGTGCCGCCATCTGTCGCCGGGATCACCGACAATAGCACGTATTCAAACGTGGAGCAGGAGAGCCGGGCTCTGGTCACGCGCTGCCTCGCACCATGGGCGAAGCGGGTAGAGATGGCGATGACGATCCAGTTGCTTTCGCCGGAGGCGCGCAAGGCCCTCTATGTCGAGCATGACCTGTCGGCACTTCTGCGCGGCGATCTGGTCAGCCGGTACAACGCCTACCGTGTAGGCCGCGAGGGCGGATGGCTTTCGGCTGATGATATTCGCGGCTTCGAGAACATGTCGAAAATCCCCGGCGGCGATACCTATGTCCAGCCATTGAACATGGGGATTGTCGGGGTCAACGATAACAGAAGCAAAGTGGATGACGCAGCATGACTTCAACCCTTTCAATACGGCGGGATCTGGAAACCATGGATCAGATCGGATGGTCCATGGTCGGTATCGAGGATGACGGGCCGGGATGGGATCAATACATGCGGGATGATGAGCATCCTCGGTTCATGCGTGAATATCGCGCTTTGCAGGAACGCCTCCACAACGATGAGGAGGAACCGACATGGCACTAAATCCAAGCGCGGGCGATCTGCGCGAAGTCCTCAACATTCAGAACTACATCGAGGTCGATGACGGCTATGGGGGCATCATTTCGGAGTGGCAGACGGCCTTTGTTGCTCCTGCCCGTATCCGGACGATGAAGGGCGGTGAGACGGTAATCGCCTCTCGCCTGACAGGAACGCAAACGCTGGTGGCAACGATCCGCTATCGGCCTGAAATCGAGAACGCCGGTCCAGACTGGCGAGCAGTGAACGGGCGGTCATCGGCCGTCTATGACATCAAGTCAATCACGATCGACGAGCGGAAAGCCTTTGTCGACATTCTGATGGAAACGGGAGCAATATCATGATGAACATCGAAATTCGCGGCATGTCTTTCTTTCGCAACGATGACGGCACTCACCCTTATCGCACCCTGGCGCTGGCTGAAATCTACCTTCCCGATCTTGCGATGACCATTCGCGACGTCCGGCTCACGTGGTCGAAGGAACGCGGGTTCGTTACCCATGCGCCATCCTCGAAAGCCGTTGCCCGACCAACGATCCAGTGGTTCCATCGGAGCGAGTTCGCACAGCAGCTTTCGCGGCAGTTGCGTGACATGTTTGAGCGTATGGGTGGAGAACTGCCTGCCGATATTTCTCCACGAGAATATCGGCGATCTGCCGCAGCGCGCCGTGTCTCCGAAAAGCGCCGGGATCACGTGACGGGCAAAGTCATCGGCCCAGATCCGTTCGATGATGGGAAGGAAGCCACCGCGGAGGAACTGGAGGCTGCGCGTGTTCTCGGCTGATTTCTGCCCTCGTGGTCTCCGCCGTGAAGATGCGGCGCGGTACATCGGCATCAGCCCCACGCTGTTCGACCGCAAGCGGAAGGAGGGCGCAATCCCTCCGCCGCGGGACATGTTCGGTGTAATGATCTGGGACCGCCATGACCTAGATTCCCTTTTCGCGAAGCCGGTCTATAATGCGGTCAACGACAACAATTCCAAATATTGGGATAAAATTTGCGGCTTCGAAAACCAAAGTACGTGAACGTCTATCAGGACCGCCACGAAAAACAGCGGATCTACTATAGAGAGCCGGGAAAGCCACAGGTGGCTTTGCCTGGCCCTTTGTATTCCGAAGAATTCTGGATCGCGTACCACAAGGCCCAGAAGGCCGAACCGGTATCGGCCGGGAAGGCTCCGGCTGCCGGATCAATGGGCGCTGCCATCCAAGGCTACTACCGTAGCGCGGAGTTCGTGCAGCTGGCAGACTCGAGCAAGCAGGTTTATCGCCGCATCCTCGATGCCTTCGCGAAGGAACATGGTCATGCTCCGGTCGCCGGTATCCAGACGAAGCACGTCAACGTGCTGATCGACGGGAAGGCGGAGACGCCGGCAGCTGCGAACATTCTTCGGAAGAGGCTGTCATCGGTTTTCGAATATGCGAAGTCGGTTGGTATGATCCAGGTCAATCCGGCAAAGGAAGCGAAGCGGATCAAGACGAAGTCCAAGGGTTACCGCAGCTGGACGGAGGCCGATATTGCCGCATACCGCGAGAAGTGGGCCGACGGTACACCGGAGCGCATCGCTATGGAGGTTCTGCTGCATACCGGCTTGCGCAGATCTGACGCGGTTCGCCTTGGATGGGATCATATTGTCGATGATGCATTCGTCATCAGCACGAAGAAATCGCAGGAGATCGTTGAACTGTCCATCCCGCTGCATACTGGTCTAGCCTTCATCTTCGATTTGCCACGAGGCCGGAAGACTTTCATCTCGACAGTCTACGGTTCTGCCAGATCGGAGAAGGCTTTCACAAACTGGCTGCGGGAAGCGGCCCACGCAGCGGGCCTGCCCTCTAATTCCTCCCCTCATGGACTGCGAAAAGCAGCCTGCCGACGGCTTGCAGAATCAGGCTGCACCGCTCTGGAGATCATGAGCATCACCGGACACCGAGACATTAAAGAGATCGAAAGGTACACAAAAGCAGCGGAAATGAAGCGGTTGTCACGTGCGGCTATGGCCAAATCAGAGCAATCGTTTATCATGAAATTGCCTAACCCAGATCAGCGGTTAGGCGAATCCTAG